AGAATTTTGTAAAAAACTATCTATTAAACACAAGGGACAATCTTCAAAAGGAACAGAACGAAATGGACAAACTCGTTTATGCTCTATTTCACCATAGCCCCCCATTGTGTGAATTGCTGAACTATTATTCTTTGCCTTCTTGGTCAGCCTCTCAGCTGATTCTTGAAACAATTCTATAAGTTTTTTCTCTGCCATATCTATATGTATTTATATCAAATATCTCTAATATTTATAATAATTAAACATTTGGCTAATATTTCCAATCAGCCGTAGCCACTTTAACGTCTTTATGTTGCTTCAAAAATGGTGAATCTGGTGAATTTTTTGTATCAGAACCACCATCTGCCAATACTGGTTGCTTAGATTGTGAAATACTTTCCAATCTCATTCGTTTCTTATTCATACCCAACATAAACTTAGCATTAATTGTCGGATCACTATAACGATTCTTCAATTGTTTGAACATCAACTGACCACTATCATCCTTTGCCACAACAGCTAACATGAGGTCTGCCGTTGCAGGTAAACCAAACGACTCGGATATGTTTGAAAGATCCGGATCCGAACTCATAAATCCTTCTCTGTTTAGTTGGGAACTTGTGATTACAGGAACTTTTGACTCAACTGCAAACCCACGAATCTCCTCTGCTATGGATTTAATATAAACATAAGTATTCATGTTTGCTGTCCACTTCACTCTATTGGAAGCACAAATATTAAGATAATCCAATATGACAATCTGTGGTACAAATCGTTTCTTAATCTTTAACTCTCTCAACAAAGAACGAAAATTACCAACATGAGCTCCTGATGTTGGATACTCCTTGATAATCAATCTACCAAAATTTCTAGTAGAGTTCATTACTTTTTCAATCTTAGAATTAAATGAATCTCTTGGTAAATGTCTTATTTGATCTAAGTCAATATCCAAAAGATTTGCATCAACTCTCTCAGCTATTCTCTCTTGTGCCATCTCCATTGTAATATACAAAACATCAAATCCTTGTTTGATATATTGAGATGCCAGATGTGTCTTAACCAATGTTTTACCAACACCAGTTCCACCAAGAAATACTGTCAAAGTTTTTGGTGATATTCCTCCACCCGTAATCTTATCCAACATCTCAATCCCAAATGGAAACTTCTGCTCTCGTTTATGATAAAACTCCCAGCGGTCTTGTGAATCTTCTACATAATTATGTCCCACACTTGTATCCAAAGATACTGCAAGTGCATCTGTCAACATATCTGGTATAGCATCTTTTGGTTTCTGTGTATCTTTACCTTCCAAGATTGCAATTGAATCTACAATACCATTATAGACAGCTTGATCCTTTGCCCATTTTTCTGTTTCATCTACTAACCATTCATAATCATCTGTTTTTATTTTATATGTTGTCAATACTTCCATGCAATTCTTGAATGTTGATTCATTCAAATCATCTCTACTCGTAATCATATTTTCAAGTGATGAAACTGTTGGAGGCTTATTATATTCTTGAATATGATTCTGTATCTCTGAAAATATAATCTTCTCTGGATGAGCTTTAAAATATTCTGGTTTTAAAAATACTCCAACCAAACTTGCATACTCACTATTAAATATTAAATTTTCCAGTATTAACTGCTCTGTCCTCATAGACCCTTGCCCTTGTGTAATATTACTCTAGGATCATTCAGAATTAATAAATTTTTAAGTATCTTGCCTATTTCAACTTGAAACTGATCTCGATTCTTCTCATTTACAACACGATTCATATGTTCCATATCTCCTTCCCAACCATCAGCACTATAATTTCCACCAATAATTTCATAACCAAATGCTATATCAAATACACCGGGTGTATTTTGATGAGATAATTCTACATTCTTAAAGTAAAACTCTACACCTTTAAACTTACCTTCTTGCAATATAAATCTATATAATGGACTTGAATTAAAACCAAGAGCTGTCTTATCTATGTTCATGTTCTTCTCCTTCACATAATATCCACTTCGATAATAAATATTTTTGAGCCATAATACTTTGTGTCTGACCAAGTGATACAATACCAATCAAACCATCCACCATCAGTAAACAACAATAAAACATAAATTTCAATCTACCATATGGTAATCCTCGATGTCTTGTCTTTGAAAATATTGCTTCTTCAGTATCAGTTTTAATACCAATATTTTCTTTAATCTTCATCTCCTCAAGAGATTCTTTTAATTCATCAACCTCATCATTATAAATTACTTTACCTGTATCAAAATCAATTTTCATTTAACACCTTCCTTATCAGTCTACGTTTCTCATCTACATTAACTTCTAAAAACGGTTTATAATTATAACACAAAGTTTTTTGATCTCTCCATATAGGATCAATTAATTTCTTATCTACTATTTTTGTAAAACCTAAAATAATATCTAAGACTGTAAAAGTTTCCAATGAAATATCTTCACCCAATAATAATTTTAATATTGGAGGATGATTAATTCCATCACACTCAAACAACTCATTAAACTTTAGATCATACTCCTTCATATACTCAACAACTACTTTCATATTTCGTTGAAGATGAAGTGAGAAGCTTTCCATCTTAATTCTATATTCATCATAATAATCATCAAGAAATTCTGTTGGATAGTTTTTACCTCTGGTCAGCTGTGACAAATAATAATATATCAAATCATGTTCTTTAGTCATCTTCTTTCCAAGAGATGCAAAGAAACCTCGTTGCCATGAAAAACCTGTTTGATGTTCATGCTTGGCAAAATACTTTTCCATAGATGCAATCGTACCCCATGTTGCATTACCAAAATACTTAAAGTAATCATACGAACCAGTAAAATGTAAATACATTCCATGATATGTTTTCCAAGCCTTAAACGTCTTATTTGTTTCTTCTACTCTTTGATGAGGAAATGTAATCATTCACTCGATCCATATGAAAATTCTTTCTTGGCTGCTACTTCAAGTTTCTCCATAACATCTTTAGTAAAATACTTCTCAGGATCATTCACAATAGTTTTCTCAAATGCTTTACCAGCTGGTGTTTCAAATCTAGTTGACACTTTCTTAAATATATCATACTTCTCTGCAAGTGCAACCAATCCATAATACTTATCAAGTCCCTTCTTATAATCCAATTTGGTTTCAGTAATAGATTCCTCTTTAGTCATTCTTCCCTTAACCAATTTCATTCTGACAATATTCCCCAATACTTCAGTTCCCTCTTTAACTTTTCGTTTTGCAAGAGTCACAATTACAGAAGCTGCATACTTGATGCCACCACCACCAGAAATCTCTTTCGTTGGAAACAAACTCCCCACTTTGTCATAGGTATGGTTTGTAATAATCAAAGGAACATTTGCCTTTGCAAGTTTCAATGCAAGAGTTCTGAATGTTCCACGAATCATTGGAGCTCTGGTCATATCTCGTTTATCAGAACCACTAGCAGAATCTTCCATCTCTTTTCGTGTAGATAAATTACCCAACGAATCAAGAAATATCATAATATTATAATCACTATTCATGTTATCAATTATCTTGATTGCTTGAGTTTTAAATTCTTCTACTGTAGCTACTGGTAATACGATAAAACGATTAGGATCTATACCTCTTTCTTTTACCATCTCAGATGTCAATGCACCTTCACTCTCAAAATACACAATCACATTCGTTTTATTTTGTTCTAAATAATTCTTAGCTATACTCAATGCAAAAAAAGTTTTACCAACAGCTTCTGAACCAGCTAAACAAGTTATCTTATTAGACGGTACTCCACCATATAATGAACCAGACAATAACGCATTTAGTGAATAACTCCCAGTATCCACAAAAGTAGTACAATCACCAACAATGCCGCTGGCCACAACGCTTGCAAAATCATTTTCAGTCACCTTTATTAAATGTTTAATAATATCCTTTGTTGCCATAATAAATCTCCTAATTAACAGGCCCGAAAAAATCTTCTAAACTACCCTGCTCTTCTGTTTTCCATCCAATCACATCTAAAATATTTTTAATGGGTTGAAGAAAAGCTTTATCAAACTGCAAATCATAATCAATATACTTTTCCAATTTAAATTCTTTTGGAAGATGTGTCGAAACAGAAATTATATTTTCTTGAAGTGGATTTGGTTCTTTCAAATATGCAAACTTAATCTTCTCACCTTCACGAATTGACTGATATTTTTTTGTTAACTTATGTTTTCTTAACAAATGATTATACAATAAAACACCTCTCACTTGGATTGGTGTTCCTTTAGTATATATACTTTTATTTGATGAATATTTATCTATACCATGAACTGATCGTGGAAATGCTATCTGGTCAAAATTTAATGCTGAAAACTTTTCACGATAATCTAATATACTTTTCATAACAGTATCTTCATCAGTATTTATAATTACTCCAATCAATTCTCTAATCTTATCACGACACCATTCAGGTGTAGAACTGCGAACACTTTCTATGCCCATTATCTTTAACTTGGGCTCTTTATATTTTACCCCTTCTGAATCATAAACATTAAGTATATATCTTTTCTTTGCTGTCCATATTCCTTTATCAGCAATTACCTCTCGACCCATCTGCATTTTTTGTGCATATGAGTTCACATACGAATGAAGATTTTGATAACAGCCATTGATATATGGTTCAATTTTATCTTTACTGATCCTATCAAGGAAGGTGATAATTTTTGAAGTTTGTTTAGAATCTCCTGCCTCTTTAAAGACTTGAGAAACCAATCTGTCAAATGTGATATATATACTATCCGTATCTGATGCGACAACGTAATCTATGTCCTCTGTGTGAAGTAGATTATTGATATATGTATTTATACTTTTATCAATCCAACGAATTGCTAACTGTCCAGATGTTGTAATACCCTCGGCCATTTCTAACGAATAATAACGAAAGTGTTGATTAGCTAATGCACCATAAGCACTATTCAACAAAATCTTTTTAGACATCTGAATATTATTACATCTTGATATATTATTAATGACTGTTTGTTTATTCGTGTAATTACCATCCTCCAATTTCTGTTGTTCTTGCAACATCTTTTTCTTAAACTCTACTCGTTCATTATACATATCTTCCATCAACTGTGGAAGAAATCCCTTCTTCTTTAAAGTAAAATGTTGACCATTTGGAGTAAGTGTCAACTGCTTCTCTTTCAAATATTCTGTGTCTAATTTCTGCTCCAGTAATCCTAACACCCCAATATCTTTAGAATCAGCACACACAACTCCATCATATAAAGTTTCTGTACTTATATTATACTGTTGAATAAGATGTGGATATAGAGAATTAAGATCAAAACTCATTATCCAGTTATGCAATCCAGTTTGTGGCTCTTTAACATATGCACCAATAATTTCTTTATTTTTATCTGCCTTTGAAGATGGAGGAATAACAACATTATTTTTCTTTAAAAAATTATAAATTATAGCATCCCAGGTTCTCACGGGAGAGAATACATCCTCAAAATTAATCTTAGATTCATATGCTAGAGTAATAACCAACTCCAACAACTTCATCTTCTCCTCAAGTTTCTCTACAATCTCAACATCACGAATATTATACTCAATGAATTTCTGGTAGTTTGTTTTGTACAAATCATATCCCTGTACCTCTTCAACTTTAATCTTAGATAATCCTAATTCAACTGAACCAATATAATCCAAACGATATGATTCTCTGACTTTATATGTAAATTTCTTATATAGATCAATATAATCTAAAGTTGAAATACCAAATATTGTATAATATTGATTCTCTCTACCAGCTATAGCTACACTTCTATCATTGATTAAACCAACAGGAGATAATCTGGATGGTTTTCGTCCAAGATACTTAATACGATTAACCAGATATGGAATATCAAAAAACTTACAATTCCATCCGGTAATAATATGAGGATAATTACTTTCCCACCAAATTAAAAAACTTTCTATCAGCTCTTCTTCTTCATCACACTCGTTATACTTGATCTTTTTTGTTTCATCATGTGGAATATAACCACCTGTTCCCCAAACATGGTAAACTTTACTTATACTATCATGGACAGTAATAGCTGTAATCTCTGAACCAGCTGATTGAATATTAGGAAATCCATCTTCAGCTGATACTTCAATATCAATTGTATAGATTCTTAACTTATTATAATTCCATTGAAGTTTTTTTGGATATTTTTCAGAAATATACTGGATAACATAATTAGAATTACCATAAATTGGATAATTTGTTGTACCAATATATTCTTTGAGAAACTCTTTACAAGAAGGGATATTATCAAATTTGATATGACCAACTGGTGTTCCATCAAGAGTAGTGTATTTACACTTTTCTGATGGAGCTGTGGTATACATGGTAGGATGAAAATTTTCAGAAAAAGAACATTCTTCTTCTCCTTTCAATTCTCGTACATATATTTGATTCTTCAATAAACCAATGTAAGTATAAAACTTCATAATATAAAGGTAAACTTAATGAATAATTTTCTCAGTATCAGGCATTAAAATACCAGAACCATATATTCTATTATATTCATTTTGTAATTTATTGTCGGGGGTTAAAACAGTTATGATATGCTGTTCTTTTAATAATACTTCGTCTTCTACCACATAAGGAAGCCAGGGGGCAAATCCTAATTGATCTTTTGCAACAGGAACCATTACGACTGGATTAGTAATTGTTTGTGTCTTTTCATCATAATCTCCGATAAGTTCCTCACCAGAAATTATTCTCACAATTTTTATATTCATATCATCCTCACTTTGGAGCTGATGAGAGGATTTGAACCCCTGACCTGCTGATTACAAATCAGCTGCTCTACCAACTGAGCTACACCAGCATTACTCGCCTTCTAAAGATTTTAACAATAATGATCCATCACTATCACCCTCTAACAAAGGTATTCTCGGATCACTTAATTCTAAAATAACACCTTTATTTGTCATCCATCGACCATCTTTTAATTGAAATATCGTTCCTATTTCAGGGGGTTTAATCAATTTATCTGTAACATAATCAGCAGACACAGTTGATGCTACACCAATCACATACAATCCAAGTCCTTCGCAACCCATTAATACAAAAGACAAAAGAAAAACTGCCAATAATCTAGTCGAATATTTTTTCATCTATTTCCGTTGCTCCTTTTTTGTTTTCTTTAATTTCATGTTCACTAACTGATTTTATTCCTACATTTCCAATACTATACTTTGCTTGCAAATCCCATTCTTCTTTTTCTCCAAAAGGAAGAATCTTTAACTGTCGAATAGGTACTGTTGGTTGTGCTTTTTCAGGACTAACAAGTTTTACTAATTCCCACTCATGCAATAAATTTGCAATTGTGTTTCTTCGTTCAAGATCATTCTCAGAAAGGTTTGTTGGCTTACCGTCCAATGCAAACAGTTCTTTAAAGTGAACAATATAATATTTACCTTGTTTGTGTAAAATATGGCAAGATTGAAATAACTTCTTTTCTTTTCTGGATGCTATTCCAATGCGGGTGAGTGTTTCTTTGACTTTGAGAAAATCATCATCTTCTTTCAACTTCACTTCAACCATATCATCAATAGACCATTTCGCAACATCTTCCATTGTAATCTCCTTTTCAAATTCATAAAAAAACCCATTATATAATATTTATACTATGGAGATTTTCCACCCTTAAACAACTTCTGTTTGAGTTGTTTTATATCATCCTCAGTCAAAATATCAAGACTTTCTAATGCTCTTTTATTACTATATTTGTAATATTCTTTAATTACTTCTAAATCTTCCAACTTCTTTACTTTAATCCAATACCGTTTTTTACGAGATTTCTTCTCAACAATCTGATGTAAGAAATCATAATGTGCTTTAACCTCGAGCATCGGATTCTCATTCATCATATTTGCATAGTGTATCAAATCTGGATGATATGACAAAGAACGATTTATGAAAAATGGTTTGTAATCTTTTCGTTCTCTAATACAGTCACCATCATAATCTTTCTTCTTCATCAAATCATTCGCATACTCAAATGGATTCATTAATCCTCCTCATCAGGTGGAGCATCTTCTCTCCAATGACCTTTCATATTTGCTTTCAAAGTTGCATCATACGGATTCCAT